TAGTACCACAATTCTGGCATGAGATTCGCAAAATTTCCATACTAGTGTCACAATTGTTCTATTAAAGCGGAACTTTGGTTGAATTTCGGATATTATGCGCCCCAATCGGCGTTTTATTCTCCCCAATATTGTCATAAAGGTGCTTTTCCCACCACAACAAACTGTTTTTAGGAACAGAAACATCCCCCCGATACTCGGGAAGCCACACATACTTCAACATTTGCGTAGCAATAGCCAAAGAAATAGTCCTGTCGTCATGCGGGGAACCCCCCATCTTGCCATTGGATTTGCGAACAAAGGTTCGCAACTCTGCAATAGTCCTGTCACAATACAAAACAACCCCCTCATCCCTGAGGGCGGCGACAAGTTCGTCAATAGCCAACGGCTTAGAGGTTACCGTAGTTCGCCAACCCATTGTTTCCGTAGCCTGAGCCACACGCTGATTAAGCCGCCGCTGCCTATAAAGGTTCTTATAACCCACCCGCTGGGCAGCCTTGAGAGATGTCAAACCGTGGTTATTGGACTCAATGCCCACCAACGCCTGATTATACCACCACCCCAAATCAGCCATCAACTCACCAAAAATATCTGGCTCAATATGTCCATGCCAATGAGCAACAACTTCTCCAGTGGCTGCGTTGATAATATGGGCGGAAGAATAGTCGCCATACGACAACCCCTCCGCCACATCCGCACCAATCACATACACACCATCAGGGCGTGGATAATCCCACACCCGCAACTCGCCCTCCTCCGAATGGCGGAACTCGTAGTTGCGGTCAGAATATACATGAAGATACCCGATATCGGGTTCCACCGTGGGCATAGCATCCAATAGGTCAATATTGAAAACAGGGTTACCTGACTTCACAAACGCTTCCTCGGGGAAGCGGGGATATTCCTGATGCAACTGCCATGACTGCATATTGCGGGACTTGGCGGTGTACCAGTCATCGTCACGGTCGCCAGCAGACCACGGAAAGAAAATACCCACAAACTGGTTGGAACCAGTTTGTGAACCAACCCACAACTGGTGAAAAAAGTTTCCCGAACCATTGGCGGTGGACAAACCAATCACTCGTCCGCCGACATCCGCAATAGGTTCAATAGAAGCCCATGCCTCCTCGGGGTTCTGCAAGAACGCCCATTCGTCCACAATAACCAAATACACAGACTCACCACGAGCAGGGTCTGAACCGCTGGGTAGCGACTCCAAACCCGACTCGTTGTCAAACATCATTTTTTGCTGATGGTCCGTAACCTGCTTGGGTCCTCGTTCCTTCATCCACTGCGGAAGAAATTTATAACCATACTTGGACTTTGCAAGCAACTTAACAGACTCACGCTCGGTCCTAGAGAGCATGACAACAAAACGGTCGGGGCGGAAAAACACCAGCCAAAATGCATACGCCGCAGCCAGCGTAGAGAACCCTACCTGACGCGCTTTGAGAACCACACTATAGCGTTCGGACATCCAAACTTCCATAGTTTCTATCTGGGCTTCACGCAACTCAAACTTAATACGACCCTGTTCGGGGTGCTTGATGTACCAATAGGCTTCACAAAAATAGGCGAACGCTTCCAGTTGTTCTTCCATTGTGGCGTTTTCGGGTCCGCGGCATTTACGCCACTCCCGTTCATTAACCAGTGCTTGCAGGTCCATAAAAATTAAATATTATGCTGCTCTATATTTTGTCCTACCCAGCCATTTTCAACAATTTCTGGATTAAATCTCAACCAAGCGGCATTAAGATGATTTGTGGGCGCATCGTGTATTTCAAGATATAACGGCATTTCTGCTTCACCAACAATTTTTTCAACGCTTTCTGGAAGTTCTTGAATCATATTTCTGTATTGAACCCATTTTTCTCTTTCCTGCTCGGAAAGTGGTGTCCCCGGAATTGTAACCCATTCGGATTCGGTCAACAGCAGATTGACAAGAAGTTTTAATGCGACTTTTCTTTGTTCGGATGTTTCGGCACCCACAGCAGAACCATCTTCATTTCTGCCAATAATCCAATTTTTAAGCATTAGTTTCATTTTTTTCCTAAATTTTAATTATAAATTTAACAGCCAGCCAAGGGTTCATAATTGAAAGTGCCGTATTCGCAAATCCACCATTTCCTGATGTTCCAACATAATTTGCCAAATCAATAGTTATGTTGTGACTGTGAGCAACATTTCGCCCGCCCGACCACCCACCGTGGGCGTGGTCTGATGATTCAGTTCCCAACTGGCTCCACCCATCATAGTCATATAGGTTTGTACCGTAACCTTCATTGCTCCACATATCTCCGCCAGCAAAATAAGCCCTAGTATCCAAATAGCCATCTGCCATTGTGCGACCAACGCGAATATTGTGATTGTGTGCCGCCGAACGACCACCCGTAGTTGTGTAGTGGGCGTGGTCGGCGGATTCTGTTCCACTTGTAAAAGTTTCCGCACCGTGGTTGTGTTCAATGCTGTGTGTATGTGTAGGCAAATTAGATGAACTTATTGTTTGGGATTCGGCACCCCCAGAAGAACCTAAAGACCTGAGAGAAAGACCTGTTCCAGTACCAGCCCCTATCGGAACCCTGCTTCTAAAGTCTGGAACATTAAATGTTGTGGAACCATCACCAATTCCAAAAGTTGTTCCAATTGCAGAAAAAAGAGACGAATAGGTGGTTCTGCTTACAGCAGAACCTTCACAGTAAAGCCAACCAGTCGGAGGGGATGCACTGTTTCCGCCATACATTTCTATAACACCAGATGGTATAATTGTTCCATCTGCTCCAGCGGGTCCAGTTGGACCAGCAGGTCCAGTTGCACCAGTTGGACCAATAGGACCAGTTGGACCAGCAGGTCCAACATCACCCTGAATACCTTGAGGTCCCTGAGGTCCTGTTGCGCCAGTTGCGCCCGTTGCCCCCGTAAGTCCAATAGGTCCCTGAGGACCAATTGGACCCACATCGCCTTGAATACCCTGCGGACCTTGGGGACCTGTTGCCCCCATTGCACCAGTGGCACCTGTAAGCCCAATAGGTCCCTGAGGACCGACATCGCCCTGAAGTCCCTGAGGACCCTGCGGACCAGTAGCACCAGTGGGTCCTGTAGGACCAATGGGACCAATAGGACCAGTTGCCCCAGTCGCACCCGTTGGACCTGTAGCCCCAGTTAAACCAATTGGTCCTTGCGGACCAACATCGCCCTGAATACCTTGAGGACCAGTCAAACCAATCGGACCTTGTGGACCAACGGGTCCCACGGGTCCTTGCGGACCTGTGGGACCCGTTGCACCCGTTGCGCCAGTCGCACCAGTATCACCCTTGGGACCCATGCTTCCCGAAGCCACCAAAGTGATATTTTCGCTAGTGACGACACCAGACTCAATGTTGCCAAGTTGTACCTGAATCTCTGTAGTTGACATTATCGGGTCACATCCGCCAATACAGTACACTTGCCAGCAACAATAGTAGAAACAATACCACCAGAAGTTCTCTGAAGGTCCCAGTAAGCCAAACCAGCCGTCAGCGTGGCTGACGAAGCGGAGGACAAAGTCAGGGTGACCACTCCACCTGCCGCATTAGACACTACACAGGAAAATGAGGCGGCAATAGTGGCGGAGTCTCGGGTATAACGAATTTGGGACGCAAAGGTGTCCCCCGTCAGGTTAACGGGGGTTCCATCAGGGTTTTTCACGGTCACATTGATAACTTCCGTGTCACCCCGCATAATTTTAATATCTTGCTTTGCAGGCACCATACTAATACTCGTTTTGTTCTATCTTGAAAGACTTGGCTCGCCGCTCTTTAGTGTCGCGGTACTGCTCGCAGACGGGACACCTGTAGTGGTCCACGCGGCGGATTTCCCAGCCACAGTTCTCACATTCGTCAATCTCGGGAAGATTCACGGAAAGACTTCTCTTGTGTGGCTACGCTGGCAATGAGTTCCTCAAGGTCCTTGTCGGATATTTCCGCCAAAGACTGGGTATGGTTAATGTTAACCTGTGCGGGGGCAAGACGGTTAGTTGCCTGAAGGTACAGTTGGGCGGCTTTGTTGTCGCCGCCGAGCGCACGATTGTAGATTTCGTCCAATAGTTTTTGGGTTCGTTCGGGGGACCCTTGGAGTTCGTCTACTCGTTTTTGCCATTCG